CTGCTCTGAAAAGTGTGGAAACGGGAAAAGTTTCTTAGCCGGAACCGGAACCTTTCAAACCGCTCCCGCATAGAACCGGTAGGCGTTTATGCATGTCTACGACAGGAACCCTTAATTGGGGCCTGTTCCGAGTGATGCACTTGGCTTGGTTCATAGCAGAAGAGGACTAAATGCACCTAGGTGCAGCTCCTGGGCCTGTTCGGCCCTAGCCTCTGCGAGATAGATAACCAGTACGTCCTTAAGGCATTGCCTGACGGAACGTGGGTAGAGCTACTCGTATGAGGCTTCAAAGAACCCGGCGCGATGCCGGTTACAACTACCCCTCCATGTGGAGAAGAGGCGCTTAGCGCTTGTACGCCCATTAACCATCCTTGCGGAGAACACGAGACCATGCCCAATCTAAAAGTCACTAACAGTTCGGCCGGGGAGGCGTACGTTCGTGAAGAACAGTACCTTCCTGGTTGTCCTGCCGGTGCACCGTATAATTGGCAAACATGGTTGTTCGGAACTACCGCGTGGAGGTCGGTGAAAGCGTACGATGGCCCGGATTCTCGGGTCAGACCGAGTCCGCTGATATGGAATCCCACACCACGTGGGCCACTGTATACGTGGACATGCCAGTACCTGTTCCTGCATAAACACACCAACCTTGGTGGGTTTCAGTGCTATGCTGTCGATCCTCCTGTATGGATCCCATCAACTGGTGGGTTCCTGAACGAGAGTCAATGGCTAGAGCCATGCACGGCAGAACCCCCGATGACCTTGTCGAACAACGACCTGGTTACGGCGGTGAGGTTAGGTATCAAAGATCAATCGATGAACCTGGCTGACTTTATTGGCGAATACCGAGAGACAGTCGACATGATGTCCTCGGCGGTCAAGGGAGTCGTAGACACCATACGGAATGTTCGCGATGCCGTGCGAGGCAGAGCACCCAAAGCACAGAAGAACGTGTTCGGGCGCCGAGCTAAGCAATACGGCCTAACGAGAACAAACTGGCATCACCGACTGCGGAACCTGCCATCGGCAGTTTTGTTGTCAGATTTCGGTTTGGCTCCTATGGTGGACAGCGCTCGCGAAGCGCTAGAGGTGTGGAACGCACGTGCGACACAGCCATTGATCAGGCGGATAACCTCGTCACGGAGAGTGACGAGCACCCAACCTGGTTTTGAAGCTGGTTACACGGGCAAGTACGAAAGCACTTGCATAGATAGCAAGCGCGCCATTGTGTATGTGCGCTACGACCCTGAAAAGAGTCATGTGTACACCGCAGGCAACGCGTTCGAAGCCTACTGGGCGAGTGTTCCCTTCTCATTCCTCATCGATAAGTTTGTAAACTTCGGTGATTTCCTCTCCTCGCTGGATGCGATGGTTGGGGTTTTGGAGTGCCAGGGCACCATTACGACTAAGAGGATCTGGGATGCATGGTCCGAGCAGCTACCGACCTCATGGGCGGCGGCGGGGTACAACGTTGTAACCCCAGGCAAGGTACATATGCATTCCTATCAGCGCGAGGTGATCGGTCAGTTAGATTTACTCCCTGTTCTCCCGTCCTGGCAGCCCTCCGGGTCCGCCAGGCTTCTACGGGATCTGACCGCTATCCTTGCATCGTTTCACCTCGGCCGACAAACGCGCGCTGCCACAACTTGGCAGCTCCGCAAATAGGCCTCCCAACGGAGATATCCGTATGCCCGCAATGCAAAGCATTACGCTCGCAGATGCAACCCCCACGAACCACGTCTTCGTGCCCACCTCGGTCTCTGGTGGACAGACGATGCTGCTCAACCGTACCGGCAAGACGACGTCTGCCGGCGCGGAAGTGCTTATCGTTGGTCTGTCGTTGGCCTCGGCTAAGCGCAAGACGAATCGTGTGAACGTTCGCCTGGCGGTTCCCTATGAGGTAACAGTCGACAGCGTTGTTCAAGTGCGCGACGTCGCGCGCGCGAACACTGACGTGGTGCTCCCTGAGCTGATGACGAGCACGGAGCGGAATCACTTCGCGACCCTTCTTGGTGCTGCGCTTGCGCATGCCATCATAAAGGGTTACTCTGCTGATCTCGCGCCGATGTTGGGGTCTTAATTGGCCCTCGTCGTCAAGCTCCTGTTAGTAGTATGCCTCATCGCTGGGGCGTTCTGCGTTGTGCGAATGGATCCCATCGCACAGGAGCATCTAATCGATCATGTGTTTCAAACCCTATTACAAGAGTAGGGCAGCACCTCTGGTCGTTGTCATTTAACGCAAGGAGATATGATTGTGTCAACCTCCAAGGCCTCACGGCTTGACCGGGAACTGCAAGTAACCTCGGCTATCGCTGAGGTCATAGACTCTCCAAGGGCTTTATGTGTTCACCTCCTAGCGCAAGCGAAAGAGTGGATGCAGATCGCGAAGCTGGACATTGACCCGTTTAATTACCAGGTCGCCGGCGATTTTGCCGACGACTATTTGGTGACGAGTTTGATGTCCAAATCTGCGGTTTTGCCCCTAGATCTGGACCTAGAAGCGGAAGCTATCAGCAAGTTTTACGATGCTGAGAACCATTGTCGCGAGACAAATGAGCGCCTCGATCGAACCGATTTTGTAGACCTCCCACCATGGTGGAGGAAGGCAGAGCGGGAAATCGATCGAATGTTGGGAGACCTAGATGAAGCCGCTTTGGGAGAGATCCTTGAGCGGTGTAAGCATGGTCCTGGCGCTACGGTGGGGGTGAAAGGCGATGGGTGCGTATCGAGTGATAAATTCGATCATACCGTCACCTGCACAGAACGGGTAGCCCCATTTGCAGCAGCCCTCATGGGCGAGACCTGGTTCGATTACAGGCCTAAGCTGCTCGTTGTTAAGGGAAACCAGTTCTTTACTGTTCTCAAAAATGCGTTATCGAA